GAGCGCGGAGTTTTTATCCAGCGCCAATATAACTATCTTGCTCAACGAAGGTATTCAAGAATTCGCAAAGATGGCGCACGGTCTTATGACCGAGAATTATGTCACTTTAACGCCTAAGTTCGATACCCGTACCAATTTTTATCTTGCGATAAGCGTTGACGGTGCAAGTGCAACCACGCTTGCCGTGACCGCTGCGGCCAGGGACAATGCTTCGGGCGGAACAGTGGCGAGCGATCTTCAGACTTCGATTCAAACGGTTTGGGCTTCGGCTACCGCCTCATGGCATTCAACCACGTGGAGATTCGACCTCACTATTCCGGGATCGACTTCGATTGCAGTGGCGGCCCCCTCGGGGATAACCCAGATTTCCGCACTCGATCTTATATTCGGTGGTGCCGCCTCGGGCACGGCGGTGGTAAGCGGCGGGTTCCCCGAAGATTGTACACTCGAAGCCTCGCTTCCTGCCGGGTTTTTGAGCATGAACTATGTGGAATGGGATGGTGGCGAGCTTAAAAACTCTACATTTGATATCTTTCTTTCGCCCCAACATACAGGTACACCTGAAGTATATGCCGTGAAAAGCAGGAAAATAAGGCTTTATCCGGTTCCGACTTCACAGAAACTGTTTAAGATTTTTTATAAGCATATTCCCGCCTCATGGTCTTCGGCGACTTCCGCAAGTGCCCTGGATAGTGAATATCATATGGCCCCGGTTTACTACGCGGCCCATACCGTCCTGGAAGAAAACGGCGAAATGGATAAATCCAAGCGTGAATATTCCAAGTTCCAGGCGCAAGTTTTCCAGTATATATCTCAAGAAAACAATCAAAACCCGAGAATGATACCCAGGGGGAACCAAATGATTCTTCCGAAGGTGACATTCTACGATGCTTAATCTATTTGACTGGCGTGGTGGCTATTGTAAAGGTGTATCCTCGGAGCTTATGTCCAACAATGAACTTCTTATAGCTCAGAATTGCTATTGGGATGGATATTTAAAGAAAAGAAAAGGACACGCCAAGTACACTTCTTTCACGGCCTCCGGTACTTCGATAGTGGGCTGGGCCAGGACTTATGCGAATTCCGCATGGCATTCCATCTATGCGCGGGATGACGGAACGAGCGTAAAGTTCTATTATGCCGCTACTTCTTCGCTTTCACTTATCAGCTCTTCTTATGCGTTTACAACCGGCAATGACGTGGAGATGGCCGAGCTTGACGGGAACGTTATTTTTGTAAATGGAGTCGATAAACCCGGACTGATCAGGTATGCCAGCGGATGGTCTGCTCAGAATCTTGAAAAATACGATATAAGATCGCGCTCCAAGGACAACTGGTATGCCGGGCAATTCGATAATTCCGGGTCCACCACGGCAGCCCAGTTTATAGACGATACAACGGATGCTCAAAGTTCCGCCGCCGCCGATTACATTTTCGCAGCGGGCGCAAGTAATGACGGTATGTGGGTATCGTGTGATTACACTTTCACCAAGGTAACCGTTTACGGAACTAATAAACTATCGGCTGTTACACCCGCCTACCAATATTATAAAGGTTCAGGAGTGTGGGGAACCTGTTCCATGGCGACTTCTCCTACGTGGACTTCTTCTGCCACTTCCAAGATTATTGAGTTCAATTATCCGTCTGATTGGGTCAGTTATGATGCTACCGTTGCGGGGCTTTCCAACCGGTATGTAATGCGGGTGAAGTTTGTTGTTCCCCCTAGCGCAACGGGACTTGCCAGTTATCTTGCGGTGGATCACAGCCAATATCTTACACAGATGTTGGCGGATGACCGTCCCCAAGCGATTGCTCGTCATAATAATAGAATATACCTTGCCCTGGGTAATAATGTCAACGTCTCTCCCTACAATCAGATAATTAACTGGCGAGATTCCGATGTGGAGTATTATCAGGACGGCGGCAAGGAAATCCTATCGATGGTTTCCTACGCGGATCAATTGCTTATATTCAAAGAAAATGCGATCTATAGTCAATACGGAAACAGTTACCAGACATGGGTGAAGCAATTCAAATCGCTTCATGGAACTATTGCCAAGAAATCTCCCGTTAACGTGGGTGGTATAGTTTTCTATGTGGGTATGGATGGGATAAGAGCCTGGAACGGCAATGCCTCGGTATTGGTTTCGAAGCATATCAAGCCGGATGTAGACTCGTGGACGCTTACCAGCGCGGCGGGAATAGAATATAAGAACAACTATTTTATTTCTTTTCCTACGAACAGTATAATCCTAAGAACGGACCCGGACACCATACGCGAAGATGATATGGGAGACGGTAGGGTAAGTTTCTACAAGTATACGGGAATACGAGCGGATAGGTTCTGGTATAACTCCGGGGCCGGTGACAACGGGTTCCTGTTGGCAATCTCGAACGGTACGGGTATAAAATATATTTCCAGACTCGAAAACGGAACCAAGGATTTTACCACTACAAAAATAGATATGCAATTTCAAACCCGATATCTTGATTGTGAGAGCGTTGGAGCCGTGAAACAGTATCCGAGAATAAAGATTAAGACTACGGATATGGCTACGGCCACGGCTGCCGTTCGGTCGGCGGCGCTCAAGTTCTACGCCAATGACGGGGATGCTTCGGCTACGGCAACTTATACTCTTCCGGTAGGAACCGGTTACAACGTTAAAGATATAAGAATTCCGTACACGGTGGATGGAATGAATCTGTCGGTGTTCTTTCAACAGAACTCAACCCTGTCGGCGGGGTTTATAGGTTTCAGTCTCGACTCTAAAGAGAGGTATTTCTAATGGCTAAGAAATCAATATGGGATATATGGAAAGGCATAGGGAATATTGCATCCGCATGGAGAGCCACTCCCTCCGGAACCACTCCCCGCGGTCCGATGAAAATGGAGGCACAACCCGAAAGCAGCGATCCGTATGAAGGGTGGGGAGATGCCGAGACGGGTGCTTATGGCCCCAGCGAACCCGAACCCCCGCCTCCCGAAGAACCTGAAGAAGAACCTCAGCCTCCCACCGAGGGTGTTGCCGCTACATACAAACTAAGAGGAGATTGGGAGGGATATAGGATTGCAGTAGATGGAGATGGTAATAAATTATACTATATTTATCCCGATGGTTCCTATCATTATTCTCTACCGGGAATGGAAGGAGAACCGGGAGGACCTCCCGGAGGCGGGGAACCCGGAGACGGGGAACCCGGAGACGGTGGAGCCGGGGAACCTCCCGAACCTCCCCCGGATAGAGATTATACTTCTCGTACCGGTGCCGACTTTACCGATGCAGAGTGGCTCGAAATAGCCTATATATTCAGTGATGCATTCGATGGGCCGTTGCATATAGCCGAAATGGCAAAAGAAAAGCAAGGTCTTTCCGATTATCAAAAGCAAGAGCTTGCAAGATTGAAACGGGATTATGCAGGTATTCCCATAGCGCTTGGATATTACGATGAAAATGGCAACTGGAATACCGTTCAGGTTTTATCGGTAGCTAAGACCCTGCTCGAAATCCTGGGATTGGATTTTGAAGATTGGATGGCCGAACATGGGTACGACTGGACGAACATTCAAGAATCCGGTTCATGGCAAGCACAGCAAGATCTTTTACAGCGAATGACTTCTCCCGAAGGTATGGAAGCCGACGCCTCAGCCGCCTATGATTACATGGAGCGAATGCTGGGGTTCGAGCCCGGGGAGTTCAAATCTTCCATGCAAGAGCTTAATGACGCACTTAGCGGAGGAATTGCCGGGACGGAAGGATGGACCGAAGAAACCAGGCGTGAATATGAAAGATCCCTGGCTCAGCAAGTAGCCAACGTCCGTGATGATACGATGAGAATGGTGGAAGCCCTCGGCGCGGAAGGACGTACCGGGCAGGCTTTTATCGCCATGGATGAAATATCTTCCCAAATAGCGGATATGCGGCTTCAGGGCAGCTTTAAGATGATGGAAGCCGATCAGGCCGCCAAGGCGATGCAGTATGCGGCTTTATCCCAGAGATATGACTCTCTAGCCTCTTCCGGTTCTCAGCAAGCCCAATACTACATGGATCAAATGCAAGAGAATCGGATGGCTGCTCTCGGAACGTATGCTACGCAAATAACCCAGCTACAGGCACAGAATACGCAATATATGGATCTGTTCGAACAGCACGCGCAGATCCTGTATCAGCAGTTCATGATCGAGCTGAGTTACGATGTAGCCGCAATAGAGTTTTCGAGTGCACTTTTCCAGGACTATATGGAAGAGTATTTAACCAAATTCCAATTATGGCTTGCCGAAAAAGAAGTTGAAATGGGTGAGGAGGCGGCGGAGGAAGCCAAGGATGCCAACGATACATCTACCGGCCTGGCATTCCTGGACTTTCTGCTTGGACTCGCCGATTTGTTTTTCTAAGGAGTAGGATATGCCTTTTGATTTTGGACCCATCGCACAGATGTCAGGTAATATAGCCCAAATGGGCCAGCAGGCCCGAGATACGGCTATGCAGCGGAAAACCGCCTCGTGGGGTAGCCTCATGAGCACGCTTTCCGGGTTGGGCGAGCGCAAACATGAAAAAGAACTGGTTAAGGGACAACAGGAATTCGAGATGGGCAAACTTAGCCAGGAACAGCAGAACGAGCTTGAACGAATGAAAGTTCAATACGAAGCCGATATGAATAAGCTTGAAAAAACCACGGACGAGGCTATACGCGCAGCCCGAGAATCGGGACTAGATCAAGAAAAGATAGATCAAAGAGAGGCGGAAGTAAAGCATGCGTATGATGTAGCTCTAGAGAATATAAGAGGTGACTACCAGGTTCGGGCTGCGGGAATAGGCAGAAGCGGGAGCGCCAAGGATCTCAATGATCAGATGTGGGCTCAGCTGGGAGGGCCGGAAGGATATGTAAGTACTCTTCTTAATGATTATGCCAGCAAAATCAATACAAAGATAAAGGTTATCGATCCCAACACGGGTGAAGTATCCTGGAATCTTTCCGATCAGGATAAACAAGATTTTAAAACATATGCCCTGGGTGCCACATGGATGAATGATGATATGAAGGCTACACTTGAAGCGTATCTAGATGTATACATGGATCTTTTATCCGGTCGAGCCAAGGAAATTGCACCCCCAATTCTCCCTACCGGTCCCAAGGCTGCTGAAAAAGCCGGGAAGGCGATGTGGGACAGGGAAACAATTATAAAGGATGCCGAGAATACCCCCGTTGGAATGTTAAGCGAAGAAGATATTACGGAACTTGAGATGACCAGGGATATCATGCTTCAGGAGGCCAAGGCAACTCACCAACAGTATATAGGTGGTCTTGTAAAACTTATGGCGGATCGTATTGATAAAAGGCTCAAAAAAGAAAGAGAAGGCGAACCATACTCACCCAGGCCGGTGCCGCCAAGTCCAACAAGCTCTACCGGAGAGGAACAACGTATCAAGACTTCCCCGCAGGACTTAAAAAAGTTGGGAGAGGCTATTCGCGGTTTGAGAAGTAAATGAGTGATTATTCAGGATATAGCGGGTACAGCGCCGCACTCAAGAATCCTCATGAATTAACCCCTTACGAAAAGGAATTGCTTCCCTATGTCCGTGGGGCGGAGAGCGAACGTGAAAGCAAAGCCAATCTTCTAAGACCGATAGAGCTTATCTTCGATATTCTCAACACCGGACAGTATGTTACCGCCAACATAGGTGAGACAGCCGGACAAGTTCTGGACAAACCTCTCGAAGAGGCTCTTCAAGAAATCGCCAAGGCCGCATGGTTGGGGTTGACATGGCAGCGAAAAGGTGATTGGGAGAAAACCCTCTTCGGTTCCCGTGACGAAGAAGGTACTTACAAGCCCGGCTGGTTCGAATGGGAACCCGAACAGAACAAATTTGCCCGTGGAGCCCTGGGATTCATAGCCAATGTTCTTCTAGACCCCACTACATATATAGGATTCGGTCCTACCCGCGCCGCCAAACGAGCTGCTTCGCAATATGCCGATGATGTGATAAAAATCACAACTAAAACAATCGGAAATCAGTTACCCGATCTTATGAAAAAGGGATTCGATCCGGCCAAAGCCGCTGAGAAGATGGCTAAAAGCGGGGATGATTTTGCAAAGTATTTCTCTTCTTTCGGAACCGACTACGCCCGTCACGCGGACAAGATCAAAAAAGAAGCTTATAAAGAAGGTTTGAGAGAACCTGCTGCTTATTTGAGCGATAAACTTTATAAAGAGTTGACGGCAGACCAGGAACGAATTCTTTCGATGTCCGGCGAAACCACCGAGTTCACGAAGGATATGCTCTCGCGTCTTGAAGATGTTGAAAAATGGACAGAAAAGGTGCTACCTGGCAGGTATGCCGGGGCTGGTACGAGGGGACAGCGATTCATGAGAAAGCAGATCACTTCCAAAGAATCTTATCCCGGCTGGTTGAAACAATGGGACCATGCCCGGCAAATGTTCCAGGAAAGCAAAATGGGAGGGTTATATTCCGATGCTCTATGGGCTATTAATAGCCGCGGCCCGGTGGGCTGGCTTCGCCGTGCGCTCAGAATAAGAAATCCCTACCAGCAGTCTCTTGCAAATGTGGCCGCCGATATAAAGAGTGGTACGAGCCAGTCTTACGTCATGAAGGGAGAAAGAATCCTCGCTATCTTCGCGGACCTGGATGATAATGAAGTTCTCGCCGTTAAAAATGCCATGGTTGGTTCCCAGATCGAACAGGCCAAGGGTGGAGCGAAAAGAGCCGTAGATATTCTTAGGGAAATGCCGGAGAAAATAGACAAGGAGAAACTTTATAAGGCCGTAATCAATATCAATGATTTCACCGATGAGATGCTCCAGTACAATCAGAAGGCCGTGAAAGACGGCCTTGCTCCCAATATGGGTTCCTGGCAAGACTATCTTCCCGTCCAGCACAAGAAACCCGGCGTAGCCGGTCCCGGAGCCGGTGGATTCATGCGGAAACGCACCGTGGGATGGGAACAGAATATCGAGAACCAGGTAGAGAAAATCAAGTGGCTTTCCGGTATGGACGATGATATGGCTCGCCAAGCCCTGGAAACAGGGGTCACCGATTTGAACGTCGATATTCGTGACATGTTGCTCAGACGCAGTTTCGCCCAGACACGGTTCGAACAGCGGTGCGAAATGGTCAGGGGATTCCGGGAGTTCGGTATTAATGTCGGAGATATAGAGAACTCGGCTCTTTATGAATCCATTCTCGGAAGAGTGGGGAATCTCGAACAACTAGGTCTTCGACCTATCCACGCCAAAGGTCTTGAAGGATACCTATTCGATGATGAGACGGCCGAAATTCTTGAACGAGCCACGGCGATAATGAGCGATGATAAAACCTTAAAGGCTCTTTCTACTAAAATAGACCAGTACACCAGTCTATGGCGGTCGTGGGCCACGATGAGTCCGGGGTTCCATCTAAGAAACTTCTACTCCAATAACGTCACCGGGTTCCTGAATCACGGGTTCGAATGGTTTGATGTCAAAACTCATGGGGAAGCATTTATTTGTGCATACTATGGACTTAATGGAGAAAAGGGACTTAAACAGCTCGGCAAGGTGTTTCCCGAGAACTTTATAGCGGACGTACTGCAAAAGGAAGTCTCTCCCGGCGTAACCAACAAGATGATGGCCGGATGGGCTACCTCCAAGGGAGTCATTACCAAGCAGTTCAAAGGCGTCACCACATCACCCTCGACTTTTGATGAATTTGTCAAGGGTTCGAAGTTGAATCCGTTCAGTCAAAAGTTCGGTCCCATTAAGGCTTCCAAAGCTTTAGGGTCCATGGTGGAGTCTCAGGCTAGATATACTTCGTTTCTATTGGATTATCGAAAGGCTATCGGAGAAGGAGCAACTTCCGATGCTGCAAGAGAATACGCAAAACTGAATGCCAAGAAACTGTTCATTGATTATGAGGATCTCAGTCAGGTAGAGCGTAAAGTTTTAAAGAATATAATTCCTTTCTATTCATGGATTCGAGGTAACATTGCTAATCAAATTACTCAACTCTTCTCCATGCCCGAAATGTATTCATTAATCCCGAAAGCTCAGGGAGCCCTCGGCGAAGACTACGACCGTACCGAAGTTCCGGGTTGGATGCGCGAGCTGGGCATGTTCCCTGTAGGCGAGGAAGAGGAACGACAGACGCTCTTCTGGCCCAATCTGCCCTACATGGATCTCAACAAGATACCCATTCTCTTCAATGTGGAGCCGGGTAAGATTCCTACCCCAGTGATAAGATCGCCCTTCGAAACCTTGGGGGACGTTATGGGTGATGTACATCCCCTCCTGAAGAGCTGGCTTGAGGTTACGGGTGAGAAGGATTTGTTCCTCCAGGTGCCCCTAGGAGAGCGCAGGAAGGCTCCTAGGCTGCTAAACGTATTCAGAGCGGTCCCGGGAGCCGTGGAGTTCCTTGACGGGCTTATGAGGGGCATATACGGGGATGGCCTGGGATTGGAAGTTGACCACAATAATAACCTGGTGATGGACAGCAAGATAGCCAAAGTTCTTGAAAATAACCTCCTTCTCCTCCAGAGAATCCCCCAGTACTTCGATATTTTCATGCTGCTCCCTGCGGTACAGCAATGGAGGGATGATGTTACCGGGGCGGAACCCACCTATAAGGGTCTTGAGAAGTTCTTTCAGGTGCTTTCCTTCTATGGCGGGATCAAGTTCAAACAGGTGCCCGAGGACTACTGGGAACAGGAAGCCGAAGGAATCATGAAAGAAGCCGAGAAAGGGCTTACCAAGCAACGCCAGAAGATGCCCGGCTACCGGGTTCAGAGGCAGGAATATATCGATACACGGCTGAGACGTATAAAGAAATTGGGGATTCTAAGATGAGAACATGGGAAGACATAGAACGAGCCAAGTCCGGGTACGAAGACTCCAAGACTCAAGCCGCTATCGAAAGCTATCCGCCTGCTTATATTACCGGATTGTTGTTAGAAATAACATCTTTAGGAAACACTCAGGTAGGAATCGGTGCTCTCAACGTGGCCGGCAGACGCGTACAGATTTCGGCAGCCACGGATATCGTTGAAGCTGACTGGATGGTCACCCGGCTCGCCTCTTCGACCTACTATATTTATATAGACGATTCCGGTAACTTCCACGTGGACG